GGTTGATGGAGCTAATTATCAAGCTCATTATGTGAGAGTCCCAGAACCTCTTATAATGGGAGATGGGGACACGAATCTGTACAAACCAGATTTTCTTTTCGCTTATCCGAAGAGTAATCCTGGTATGTGTGGATGTCCAGTAATCACCAAAGGTCTTTACAGAGAGAAGGATCGTGGCGTTATCATAGGCATTCATGCCTTTGGCAAAAGTGTCACAAATGAGGGCTGGTGTGTTCCCGTATCAGCTGATATGGTGGCAAAAGCCCTTAGAACTCTAAAAGATGAACACGTGGGGACTGTTATAGCTCAGTGCTACGAACAACCCGCTTATCTTCACGAGAGAACTCAGATGATCACTCTCAGACCTCCTAAGTATCATGAGACTCATAGTGTTCCTGCTGATGTTATTGGCAGTTTAGGTAATCTTAGTAGCAGCCAGTCTAAAAGCTGCCACATAAAGACTATTTATCACGATGATCTCATTGAGAACATGTTTGAGCGAAAAGTGATAGCCAATCTAGAGAATGAAGGCTTTGAGAAGCAAGGATTTTGGCAGAGTCCAATTACTCACAAGATAGATTCATTTATGTTCAGTCCTAAGAATCTTTGTCTCAGCATGTTAGACGATGCCGTCGAAGATTACTTGAGAGACAGACCTATGCCAGAAAAATCAACTCCTTTGTCTTTGAAACAAACTATTTACGGTGTTGATGGAGATCCTTTGATTAAATCGATAAATTTCAAGTCCTCGTTAGGTAACGCCCGTAAGTTCTATTCTACTAAGAAAGATCTTATGGAGGGCGATCTCATTGACCCTGATTTGGTTAGTTCCATCATCTTGTATGTTGAACAACATTCCCAAGGTAACAAAATTGTTTCTTATCAAAGATGGGCTCTTAAAGACGAGCCTGTGACCGAAGACAAGAATAGCCGGTTGAAGTTCAGGTACTTCATGGTTTCCGACTTAGTTCCTCTGTTGGTAGCCAGAAAATATCTTGCTCCAATTATACGTCACTTGTATAGGAACAAAGAGTTCTTTGAAGCCTATGGAGCTTGGAATCCTGCTTCTGTTGACTTTGACTCTTCTTACCGATTGTTTCTCGAGAGAGAATACTGCCTTTTCAACGACA